GTTGCCTCGGGGTACGCCGTTTGCAACTCTTCGATCACCGCGCGACAGATGGGATTCAACTCAAGCTGTTCAGGGTACACGGGAATACCTGTTCCAAGGTTGCAACGCGCCAGGTCGAGCAGATCGTTGACGATGCCTGTGGCGCGGCGTGCGCTCGCACAAACCTGGGTTGCCAACACTTTGCCTTTTTCATCCAGCTTGTCCTGGTGCAACAGCAGATCGCCGGCCATCAGCATTGCTCCCAAAGGAGAACGTAGATCATGGCCAAGCACCGCGAGAACCATCTTGCGTGTCGACTCAACCGCTTCGCCGTAGGCGGCAATCGACTCGACCAGCGCCTGGTCTATTGCCTCGTTGAACCGAATCATGTCCTGGACATGATCCTTCTCGGTGGATCCTTCCCGAGCAAGCCACAGCGACAACACACTGGAGCGCAGCGCGCGGTACTCGGAAACCATCTGATCCATCGAGAAGCCCGCGATCAGACGGGTCATTGCATGGGTCTGGGCGGCAGTCTCATTAGACACTTGCGGGCCTCGGCCCCGGGCTTTTTCGGACTGTTGATGTGCGGATTGAGACGTGCGCATATCCGCGGCAACGGTGCGCAGAATCCTTTCACCGTGATTCCTCAATCCCGCCGCGTCCTGTTTCGGCTGCTCCGTTTTGACCGAGCGAGCGAAGTTCTCCCAAGCCTGGAGAATTTCCTCCATGCTGGATTCGATGAAATCGTACAGTCTCATTACGCTTCTCAACCTTGCTCCCAGACAGGCGCTCAACCAGCCTAGCCTAGTCCATCAAGCCAAAGCTGTATAACAACGTGTACCTTACCTTCGGTCAGCCTTTGGAAACGACTTGTTATAAGCACTGACTAACGAGAAAATGCGGGGTAATCGGTATGCGAGGCAGGATATTGGTGGTTGAGGATGACGACATCCTCAGATGGTTGATGACAGAAGCGGTAGCTCACCTGGGGCATGACGTCATTGAGTCCGCCAATGCGGATGACGCTTTGCAAGAACTTCAAGGCCACCACCGGCTTGCCTTGGTGATCACCGATGTGCGAATGCCCGGCCACATGGACGGTATCGACCTAGCCAAAGCCATCTGGGCAGGCTATCCACAGCTTCCGGTCATCATAGTCTCCGGCCATGCGGTGCCGGCTCCTGGTTTCCTCCCAGAGAATGCCCGTTTCATCAGAAAACCCTGCACGCTGGATAAACTCAGTCGCACAATGAATGAGCTGCTTCACGTCCAGCAACCTAAATAGAGGCAGCCTTGCAAGACGAAGGCATACGGTGATTGCCGCATTTTGAATCATCCCAAGTACAACACCGACTGACCGCTATGGGTCAAAGCCCCCGTCATGAATAAGTACCACGACCCGACTACCGTGAGGTGAAGAGCGCTAGCAAAAAGCGTGGCGTCACAGAGCGCGCCTCTGCCAGCAGGTTGCACCGCGCTACGGAAATCTGACGCACCCCTTCACGATGGATGGCGTGGCTAGAGGCTAGCGTTTGTGAAATGCGATTTTTTTTAATTTCGCGGGTGTGTAAAAACGGCTGGGCGATCGGTGGGGCAAGTCAAAAGCTGTAGAGATTTACCCTACCCCCCCTGTTTGGCATTTTTTGACAACTTTTCGGCACACGATCGCATCGAAATTGGCTTCGCGCCGCTACTGACTTGAGCGGTCTTTCCCGCGATGACAGCCAGTTTTAACGGCCTGAAAATGTCAGAATCGCCTGCTTAATCGCAGCTTTTTCCGCAAAAAAAGCCCGCGCAAGGCGGGCAAAGAAGGGGGTTGCGCGGTTAAATCTGGTGGCTGTAGAACAGCGAGTAGGATTCGATGCCGTCGTTGGGCTGCTTGATCCCAGCGTTGGAATAGTGAAGAGCGCGGATGCCCACCTTCTGAGCTTCACCGATTTTCAAACCCACCCCGAGCCGGTCTTCGAAGTTGAAGGCAGAACCAAACTCTTGGTCCCCTGCGGATGTGCCGGAGAACACGGCCACACCAATGCCCGCCTCAATGAATGGCTTCACGTTGCCGCTGCCAAATTCGTACACAAAGACCGGAGCAAAAGACAGCGAGTGCGCGCCGCCAGAAGCATCACCCGCTTCCCAGTAGGTGTAGCCCGCATCCCAGTAGCCGGTGAGGCGCCCAGTGCTCGACTCGAACCAGCTCTTATCCCAGTTAAAGCCGAGGCCTACGCGAGCAGTAAGACCGCCCTGGCTCGTCGCACCAATGGCACCAGAGAGCTCAGCAGCGCTAGCTGATACTGCAAAAAGGGACAGCATCGCCACAGCGATGAATGTTTTCATGATCACGGTCTTCCATGGTTATTTTGTTTAGCCAGCAATCAGAAGCAAAGTGACATCAAAACGTTCAATACCTTGAAACATTTTTTCGACGCCTCAGCCGGCAAGCTAGTCGGCGTGGTTTCTCCTGGCCGCCTTGCCGCTTGATTTCTTGCATTTGCATCCTCCCCTGGGATGGATCCTGAAAACCGCCACAGCCCGCGTCAGCACTGGCCTCGGCGGGCGATGACCGGGTTTCCTGTCTCGGCTATGTCTCGGTGTGCAGCGCAGTGAGGCCGTGCTGATCGAGCTGCTGATGCCAGGCCTCCAGAGCGCGGCGTTTCAGGGCCTCGGCGGTGGTGTGGATGTAAGTGGCGTCCAGGTCCTTCATGGCGTGATTGAGCAGCAGCTCACCCACCAGGTAATCCACCCCCAGGTCGGTCCAGGCCGTGCGCGCAACCTTGCGCAGATCGTGGCTCGACCACTCGCCCCGGGCCAGCTCGGTGAACAAGGTGTTGGCCTTGCTCGGGCTCAGCGGTGCGCCGTGGCTGCCGGGGAACAGCAGCGGACCGCTGTAACCTTGGGCTGCCTGCTGGCGTTGGTAGCGGCGCAGCAGCGCACAGGCCTGGGCAGTCAGCGGCAACGTATGCTCAGCCTTGGTCTTGGTGTCGCCCGCCGGGATGAACCAGCGCCCTGCGTCGAGGTTGATATGACGCCAGCGCGCCAGCCGAGTCTCTCCCAGGCGCGAGCCGTGGCACAGCATCATCAACGCCAGCATGCTGCCCGCTGGCTCGACCTCGAAACGTTCAGCCAGCCGACCCAGCAGGCCCGGCACATCGTCTCCGCGCAGCCGCGCTGGCTTGGGCCGGATCCGGGTGCGCACGAAGTCGGTGAACTTCAGCGCCGCCAGCGGGTTGGCCGCCAGCAGCTCCAGGCGCAGGGCCTGACGGAACGCCACCGCGAGCACGCCATAGACCGAACGCACGAAGGACAGGGCGTAACGCTCCTGCAGCGGCCACATCAGCTGCTGGTCGATCAGCTGTTTGTTGATTGCATCCAGGGGCTGGTCCCCCAGGCGCGGCAGCAGGTGACGATCCAGGGCCGACCGGACGCTGGCCTTGCGCTTGGCCGACAGCCCCCGATCCCGGTTCATCCGGTCGCGGTACCACATCAGCACCTCGCCCACGGTTGTCCAGCTGGTGGTGGTGGACTTGGCGCTGGCATCGGCCGCCCGGCGCGCCAGGATCGCCGGCAGCGTGGCCAGCATGGTCTTGGTGTTGATCCCCGGGTAATCCCCGGCCTTGCCCCAGCGCTGGCGAAACACCACGTGCCAGGCGCCCCGGGTGCGGTCGGTGGTCGAGTAACGGAAGCGCAGTTCGCGGTGGCGGGTATCGCGCAATTGACTTGCATCCCCGGCAGCGTGCCGGCGGATCTCGGCATCGCTGAGGGTGACCGTCAGGGTTTTAGAACCGCTCATGGGCCCCTCCCTTGTAGCGCTGGGCATAGGAGCCCCTCCCCGCCTCGATCTCATCATCGCTGGGCAGCGTGCCCGCGAAGTCGGCGAAACGCCCGTATTGCCCCTCCTGCTGAACGATGCAGCTGCCGACGCGGGCGTGTCGGCACTTGGTCATGAGGATCTCGGTCAAGCCGTTCTGGCCCTCCTCGCTGTCCATGTCGCGATGGACCATCAGGATGCAGCTGGCGTCGGCCTCGATCTCGCCGGAGTCGCGCAGGTCGCTGGACTGCGGTTTCTTGCCGACCCGCTTGGTGGATTCGCGGTTCAGCTGCGCCAGCTCGATGACCGGAATGGCCAGCTCCTTCGCCAGTTGCAGCAAGGCCTTGCTGATCTGCCCCACCTCCTCGTTACGGCTGCGGCCGGCGCGGTCGCCGCGCACCAGCGTCAGGTAGTCGACCACGATCCCGGCCAGGCCGTGCTCACGCTGACACTGGCGCGCCGTGGCGCGGATGCTCGCCGGGGTTTGCACCGGGTCATCACAGACGAACAACGGCGCCTGCTGGGCCTGGGCCACCGCACTGACCATTCTTGCCCAGTCGTCATCCTGCATACGGCCCGGGTTGTCCAGGCGCTGCAGGGACACGCCACCGAGCGAAGCAATGGCGCGCAGGCCCAGTTCTTCGCCCGGCATTTCGATGGAGAACACCAACCACGGCTGCCGTGCCTTGACGGCGTTGTGCTGGGCGATCTGCAGGGCCAGGGTGGTCTTGCCGCTGCCGGGCAGGCCGGCGATCACCGTCACCTTCTTCGGACGGATGCCCTGGACCAGCTCATCCAGGGTGTCGAGGCCGGTGCCGGGCCAGGCCGGCGCGTTGCCGTTCAACTTGTCATCGACCAATTGCGCCGCCGCCCCCATCCACGCGTCCAGACGCTTGAAACCCTTAGTCTCGCCGTCCAGGTCACGCAGTTCGGCCATGGCCTGTTGCGCGGTGGCGATCACCTCGGCGGTGGGGGCGCCCGCCTCCACCATGCTCTCGGCCTGGCCGGCGATGTCGAGAATGTGGCGGATCACGCCCCACTCCTTCACGTGCTTGGCGTAGGCCTTCCAGTTGGCCATTGAGGGTACGTTGCGGGCCAGCTCGGCGGCGTAGGCCATGACCGAGTCGCTACTGGGCAGGTGGCGACGCACCATGCTCAAAGTCACCGGGTCGATGGGCACGTGGCGCTCGCGGCATTCCTGCATCGCCTCGAACAGCGCCGCGTTATCGTCCCGGTAGAAATCGCTGGCCCGCACCTGGCCGAGGATGTCCTCGACCAGGCCAGTGTCCTGCTGCAGGCCGGCCTGCAGCACAGCACCAAGCACACCGTGCTCCGCTTCGTCGCTGAACAACGCCCTCATGCCACCGCCCTCATCGAGGACCAGGTGAAGCCAACGGCCATACCACCGTTCTGGCGCAGGCGGTCCAAGGCGCGGTCACCGATGTAGGCTTTCAGCCCGTCGACGCCCAGGTTACTGATCAGCACCGTGGGGAGTACCGCCTGATAGCGACGGTCGATGATGGCGTGCAGCAACGCCAGCTCGTACTCGCTGCCTTTCTGACAGCCGACCTCGTCGATCACCAGCAGGTCCAGGCCGCCCAGGTGCAGCACCACGTCCCGGTCGGTGTAACCCGAATTCGCAACCATGGAGGCGCGGGCAAGGCTGATGATGTCGCTGGCCGGAATGATCAGCGCTCGGCACTGGTCGGCCACAACGGTGCGCACGATCGCGCTGGCCAGGTGGGTCTTGCCGCAGCCGACGTTGCCGGTCAGCAGCAGCGAGCGGCCGGCGCGGAAGTGGCTCGGGAACTGCTCGGCGTAGTCGCGACACTTGCTCAGGGCCTTGCGCTGCTGGTCCGTGTCGGCGACATAGCCGTCGAACGTTGCGTCAGCGAAACGCGGCGTGATGCCTGCCCCGATCAGCGCCGCAGCGGTGCGCTCAGCACGGGCCTGACGTTGGGCCAGCGCATAGGTCTCGGAATCGCGCGCAGCCAGGTGCAGCGCCTCCCAGTGGCAGCGTTTGCAGCCGCGCACCAGCATCGAACCATCCAGCTGCTCGACCTCGCTCATGTCGACCTCGCCATGCACGGGGCACTGGCCAGCGAACGCGCGTTTGGCCGGGGCGCGGTGGAACAGATCAGAAATTTGCACGGCCATCGGCGCTCTCCAAGTACATGTCGGGGGTGTGCTGCGGCAGGTCGTTGAACGACCCAGGAGGGGCGGCGTAGCCGGCGGGTTCAACAACGTCGTGCCAGCGCTCGCCATTGAGCCAGCTGGAGGCCAGTGGAATGTACTGGCCGCCAGCTTTGGTCCAGTCCCGAGAGACGCAGTGCTTAGCGAGCGCGGCGAGCAGGACGGCCTGCAGGTCGGCAGACGGGTGGAGTTTGTTCCAGGCCTTCAGTGCATGCTTTCGACTCCTCTTTTTCGGGTACAGCCTCCAAAATTGTTCGAACCCAGCAGCATCGGAAATGCACACAGGCATAGGTTCTTTGACTGGTTCAAAAGAGTGACTGGTTCTGGTGCTTTCTGGGCCTACACCCCCTCTAGGCCCTGGGCCTACATCTGTGCTTTCTGGGCCTACAGGGGGGCTGTTTCGGCCTACACCTGAAAGAGTCAGGGTATACAGGTTGGTGGAGTTCCCTTTCGGACCCTCCCGATTCTCAATTCGAAGTAGACCTTGGGCCTCCAACTGCTTGATGTGCTTGCGCACGGTACTGCGGTCGATCTCGCATTGATCAGCGATGTGTTGATACGACGGCCAGCACTCGCCCTGATCGCTGGCGTTGTCCGCTAGCTTGATCAGCACCAGCTTGCGCAACGGATTGCCGACTGCGGTGTTCATAGCCTTGACCATTAAATCCATGCTCACGGGCTCAAATCTCCAATACAGCGGTGATCCGCTGGACAAACTGGTCGTAGGGTTCAGCCAGGGTGATGCCCTGGTCTTCCAGGTCGGCGCGTCGACGCTTCGCGGCCTCGTAGATCAGCCGGCGATCACGCTCACAAAGACGGCTTGCCCTGGACGCCACTGAGTTGTGCCCGCCGGCTGCGGTTGCGCGGTGGGGTTCCATCAGCGGCCCGAAATACGCCTCGTTGATCGCAACCGAGTCAGTCGGGCGAGGACTGAAAAACGGGATGGCGTTGTCGGTCATCGCGCGGCCCTCGGCTTGATCTTGAAACGGTCCTGCGGAATCTCCGGATGAGTGGCGCGCTCCGCCGTGACGTAAGTGCACTGCGCAACGAACTGGTCGAATCGGCGCGTGATTGCTGCCTTGGGCCAAATGGCGAAGGGCTGCCCGCCCTCGCCTGCGTGCCGGCTGCGCACCATCGCGAATGGCAGCGGCGCGCCGGACACCTCGCGCATCACCGCGTTGACCAACCAGGCAGGCAGGCCGTGACGGTGGTTGATGCGGTCGCGGATCGTGGTGATGGTCTCGAAGCCGCTGGGCACCGTATCGAGGTAGCGGACCTGCTCCAGCCTGCTGGTGCGGTCTTCCACCTGCGCCAGCGCCAGCTCCTGTTCCGCCTGCTTGCGCTCGATAACCACCAGTTGGTTTGCACTGGCGGCGATGAGCTCGGCCTGGGTCATGGGCCGCTGATACGCGCCTGTGCGGCGAATGGCGGGCAACACTTCGTCGAACACCCAGGATTCAAACTGCTGTGCCACGGGCATTGTGCTGTTGATGATGAGGCGCAAGGTGTCGCCTTCAGAAAGGAGCCGAACCTCCTGCATCCCGCCCCCCGTTTGAAGGGGGTAGCGTTTCACGACCCCCTTGCAGTGACGACCGATGGCATCGCTCGGATTGGCGTAACGCAGCAGACTGCACACGTCTTTGGCGACAAACCACGGCTCACCGCTTTCGTCGGTCACCACACGCACCTGCACGCCTTGAAAGTTGAAGGGGCTCAAGTTCATGCCGCACCTCCAACGCATTGAGATGGAAATGGCTTCTCTTCGACGGCGCTGCAAGAGCCATCAGCATGCCGAGTAACGAAAATGGCTCGCCCGACACGAAGGGCCTTACTGATCGCCGCCTGCCGAACTCCCAGATCCTTCGCGGCGGCATCCTGCCGGCCGCGGGCAAACTCAGCCAACGGCAAGCGGTTTGAGTCGGCAGCACCACATTCCACTGAGGTTATTTTTTGTGGCGCGGCGAGCGCAGCCTCGATGCGTTTTGTCAGGCTCTCGTGCTGACCGCCCAGGTAGTTATGCCAGTCGTCCGCGTTGTGTATGGCCAGGTTCGCCACCAGCGCTCCGTGCTTGTCACCCTGGCCCCTAAGCCGCTCCTCAAGTACATGTAGAACTGATCGCAACCAGTTCAATTGCTCCCTTGCACAGTCGATCAGGGGCGTTACGTCCTCAGCGATCATGGGCTGCTCGCTCATACCGCACCTCCACGCGAAGGTGCGACACCAGCATGCGCAGCAATCACCAGCGCTAGCGCGCTCTCAGCGGCGAAGTAGACAAGAGTGGCTTTGTTGGATACCGAAGTTTCCTGCATCAGCTCACGAATGCCTCCAAGCATCGCCTCCAGGCGGTAGATAGCGGCATCGAGTGATTCGTGAACTGGAATTTGGGCAGCTGCTTCCAATACTTCATGCAAGCCATTGAGCGCGAAAGAGTGGGCAATGGTTTGAGGTTGATTGCTCATCTCTGATCCTCCGCCCGCTCTACAGCGACAACGCTCGAATCAATCAGGGCTTTGGCTTCGCGCACCAGCGCCCTTACAGCGAAAGCCAAGTGCACACCTTCGCCAACATCAACCAAATCGCGAAGCAACGAATCAGCGCTGGCCAGGCTGGCGCT